GGTATTACTCCTGGCGCGACCGAAGCGTATCGAATCGTGTACGATTTGCAAGTCTCTTCACCAGGCAGGACCACCTTGGCAGATCGTGCCGCGGCTCTGTCTTACTTCTTAAGCTGTATGGTGAAGCAGCTCGATGCAAATGACCTCTCTCCGACGGCTACTACAGCGTCGCCGGTGGTCGAGGCGCTGCTTACTCAGACTGGACCTTTCTAAGGTTAGTCGAGTAGCGCTTCTTTTCCGTTCGTCGTAAGAAGTTTTCACTTCTACTTAATTTCAACGGATAGAAAGGGTACTAATGAAAACGGATTCTCGTCCTTTTCATCGTGCGGCCTTATCAGGTCGCGCACGTGCTTACCGGGTTGCGGGTGATGCTACATCACTAGCGGTTCGTGAGTTTCTTGCCTCCTTGGATTGCCCGAGGGCGTTAGCTGTTTGGCTTCTCTACGAAAGTGGAGAGCATGAGCAGCTGGTTAACTTGGGTTTTGATCCCCTGTGCTACCTCGAATCTGAGGGGTTCAGGAGTGCCTATGCAGCCACAATGCTCCTCTCAAAGGCCGACTTTCTTAAGTTGGACCGTAAAAGAGACGTTGTGGCTATGGAGAAGTTCGAGAAATTTGAGCTTCTCTGCGCAGACACTAATCGACGCTTTCGGAAGCTGCATTTGGACCCTTCTTACTCTGGGCCCAACACCTGGTTGCTACATGCAACTCGGCGGAAAATTTGCAGCATCCTGGGCGATTCGATCTCATGGCAGGAAATAACGGATAACGCACGTTGGGGTCCTGGCGTTACGCTTTCCATAAAAGGGCGTGATGCTAATCAACCCAATAAATTCCAGTTGGAAACTGGAATAACCCGAGATCTGTACTCCCTTTGGAAGTCTCATGACGAAAGTTTTGAGACGACCTATCCCCTATGGCAGGAGCACCTGCGTTCTTTAGCAGGTTTTCCGACCCTGGAGATTGGGAGCGTAACTGTCACTGTCCCTAAAGATGCTAAAGCGGATCGAGTGATCAGTGTGGAGCCAGGTATTAATATATGGTTTCAGCTGGGCATTGGAAAAGCCATAAGGCACCGATTAAGGGCTCGAGGTGTGAACCTCAATGACCAATCGATCAATCAGAAGTTAGCCCGTAATGCTGTGAAGCAAGGGCTCGCGACTGTTGACTTTTCGTCAGCAAGCGATTCTATCTCCTTAGAGTTGGTCCGCGAGTTACTACCAGCGGATTGGTTCGAGGTGCTTGACGCTTGTCGGTCACACTATGGTCGTAAAGGTACCAGTTACCGTCG